GAAGGTACGTACTCCGTCATTTTATATGATGAAAGACAACTCTTTAGATGGGCTTCGCGCAAGAACCGCACATCGCCTTACGAAGTGGCCAGCTGGCATCATTGCCAAACGGTATAACTCCAGTAAGGGAAACGGACTTGCCCTTATCAAGACAATGGATGATTTCAATAATTTCATTACGGGCAAGTCTAATTCAGAGTTGTCCAAGTGGATTTTTGAAAGATACTCTACTTATTCTAGGGAATATCGTCTGCATATTACCAAGGATGGTTGCTTCTATGCGTGTCGTAAGATGCTCAGAAATGACGCAACCGTCAGATGGCATCGTCATGACGAAAACTCCGTCTGGATAACAGAGGAAAACGAATTGTTCGACAAGCCAGCTAATTGGGACGCAATCGTTAATGACTGTGTATCTGCACTTAAGGCTGTTGGACTTGATATCGCAGCTTTCGATATTAAGGTTCAGCGCGTCAACGGAGCAGAACCCAAATGGCTGATTCTCGAGTGCAATAGTGCTCCTGGTCTTGGTGAGGTTGGCATTGAAAAATACAGACAACAGATTAACGTTTTAATCAACAAGAAACTAGATGAACAAAGAGTTCCTCAAGCTCATTCCGGCCATTAACAGTTGTATCAGTCACGGGGTGAACTCAATCTTCTCTTGCACCGGCGACTTCATACTGCCGCTTCGGCTGCGGATATGTTTCGGTGAGTTCACCAAGTATTTTACTGATGAGAAGACTGTAGACGTTACAGTGCGTATGTT